TGCCACCAAGCTTGCTGCCGCTGCTAAAAAATTCAACAAAACACTCAATGAAGATGCCGCAGCATTTAAAGAGGAAGTTGTTAACAACATTAGTAACTATCTTGAATTGTATTTAGAGCGAGCCATCCCTCAAGAAGATATCAAACGTGCCATGAACAACACTAGCGCTGTTCGCATGTTGAAACAGTTGAGAGAAGCTCTTGCTGTTGATAGCGCACTTTCACAAGACACCATTCGTGATGCTGTGAAGGATGGTAAGAACAAGATACAAAATCTTGACAAACAAGTTTCACAATTGAATGAAAACAACGAGCAACTCACCAGAGAGTTGATTCGCACCAAATCACAACTGGTGTTGGAAACAAAAACCAAGGACCTGCCTGAGACCAAAAGGAAATACATGTTCAAAGTGTTGGGTAACAAGACACCTGAATTTATCGAGGAGAATTACGACTACACACTCAAATTGCTTGAGAAAACCGAAGAAGAGCGTCTTGAAGGTTTCAAGAAAGAAGCAGCTGAGAGCAAACAGATTGTGGATCGTCCAACTAAAACACAAGTTATTGCTGAGCAAAAAGAAGCTACTCCAACGGAGAAAGAATCTGAATCATCAGAACAACCAGCTAATGGTCTGTTGAATAACTACATGGACGAACTTCGTCGTAGCTAATCATTTTATTATATGTTGAGGTTTATATAACCTGAGTCAAAGCAAACAAGGAGAACATACTATTATGTCAGTAAAACCTTCCCCCGCATACATTGACAAGGATCGCGCAAGCGCTCTCTTGGAAAAATGGAGCCCCGTGTTGGATTACACTTCTGATAATGTAGCCGCAATCGACAACGAGCATGACCGTGTTAACACCGCTATCCTCTTGGAAAACCAAGAAGCATGGTGTTTACAAGAGGCCAATGTAGCAGGATCCGGTGGAGTTCTTGGAACAAGCAACGTAGGAATCGGTTCCCCAGCTGGAGCTGGTGATGGATACGCTGCTGGAGACTCACGTCTTCCCAAGATCCTCATTCCTATGATCCGTCGTACCTTCCCTGAGTTGATCACCAACGAGATCGTTGGAGTTCAGCCCATGAGCGGACCTGTTGGACTAGCATTTGCTCTTCGTTACAAATACGGTGAAGGAGCCCTTGGTGGTGACGGAACCCAAAACGATAGCACACCTGGTTTCAACCTTCGCGATTCTGCAGCACCTGCTGCTGGAAAAGAAGTTGGTTACAATCACCTTGACACCCGTTTCACCGGAGCCAGCTCTGATGCACTTTCCGGTAATGATGACTTCGCTTTTGGCGAAGGAGATGATGGTGTTGCAGAACTTCTCAGCAACTTTGAACTCACAAGCAACATTCCTCAAATGGAAGTTTCTTTTGAAAAGACTGCTGTTGAAGCTGGAACCCGTCGTTTAGGTGCCAAGTGGAGTGTAGAGCTTGAGCAAGATCTCAAGAACATGAACGGTATTGATATCGACACTGAATTGACCAACGCTATGTCGTACGAAATTCAGGCTGAGATCGACCGTGAAATGCTCATGAGAATGGTTCAAGTGGCTCTCAACGCTGGATCTGGAAATGGCTATAGTACTTGGGAACCTAACACAGCTGATGGCCGCTGGCTCGCTGAGCGGAACCGCGATTTATACGCCAAGATCATCGTTGAAGCTAACCGTATTGCTATTCGTAACCGTCGTGGTGCTGCTAACTTTTTAGTTGCCACACCAAAGGTTGCCGCCATCTTGGAAATGCTCCCTGAGTTTCAGTGGATGCAAGTTCAAGGCAACGTCAACACTCAGCCGGTTGGAATCGCTCGGGTTGGAAACCTCGGAGGTCGTTTCAACGTTTATCGCGACACTCGCACTGAAGCTCAGTCGATCGGTAATGTCGGTAGCACAGGTGGACTCACACAACCTGCAACTCGTACAGAATTGAACTACGTGTTACTTGGTTACAAAGGTCCTGAATTCTATGATACCGGTATCATCTACTGCCCGTACATCCCTGTGATGGTTCAAAGGACAATTGGTCCAAATGACTTCGCTCCTCGCGTCGGTTTGCTCACTCGTTATGGTGTTGTTGACAACATCTTCGGTGCTGAGCTTTACTACCACGTGATCATCGTGAAGAATCTTGGAGCAACCTTTGCCCCTGGTGCAAGTGCTAAGTACTTCTAGGTAACGAACACAACAAGCCGTTGAAATGATACACACGGCGATAAACAATTT